TTTTCATAATGACTTTGTGCCCAAATGCCACCGTCTTTGGTAAAAATAGAAATGTGCTTGCCACGGCCGCGATGACTGATAACAGATGACTCATCGATGATACCAGTAAACGGACTATACTGAGCCATACGTGTCAATGAAAGTTCGCTTGCCACTGGTGGCATGTTTATGCGTATTTGCAACCCTTGGTAAAGTATTCGCTGTACATTATCATGATCCATGAATCCCCATAAGCGTTTTTCCCAGTATCCACGTTCTACAATGTCAACTAGTCTAATTTTATCATGGCCCAGCAGTTGATGCGGGTCTTCGACATCACTTATAAAGAATGGAACATCTTCTAGGTCTGTGCGTCTATCCATTGTTTCGCGCAAACTAGTAGACCATTCTCTACTGGCTTCTACACGCATAATGCCAGTGTCGCCAAATAGTATAATTCTCAATGGGCTAAAGATGTTAAGGCCTGCTTCGCCTGCGCTTAACCATCCAACCCATACTTGTTTCTTTTTAAATTCTCTAGGTCGCTTAATGTCAACCAAGTCAAGGGCGCCTAGCTTTTCATTGAACGCAACACGATAATCGTTTTGGTTTAGTTTACCAGCCAGTATATCTTTTACTTTGGCATATGATACAATTAAATGATCTGGTAAAAGTTTGTTGCCAGCTTCTATAGATTCAATGTAACCATTGTGTACATTGTACTTTATGGACCAAAAGTCTTGGCGTACCTTTTTACGCTTACGTAATTCGAACTCAATGTCAGCCACGTTTCCAATGCTCCAATGGTTTTTCACTTCCATCGAGCCATACAGGAAATAGCTGTGCGTGATTTTCTAATTTAAAATTGCCGTTAGCTGGATAGAAAGCAATCCAATCATGCCATGTATGGCTAGCATACATCACTGGGGCAATTTCTAAGTCTCTGATGCTAAGGTCAACTAACTTGAACCATTCTGGAACCTGCCAATATCCTGTCATTGATATTACACCCAATAGGTGTATAAGTTCTGGCACGTCTGGAACATAGTTAGGCCAATAATCCGTAGGACTTAGATGTTCAAATAGTTCAAAACTAATTTTAGCAGTTTCAGGGTCGCCAATAACCATCAAGTACGGCCAAGCTGTTTGATAGTTTTTTTCAATTGATTGTCTACGACTAATTTTACCAGCAGGAATATGTACACCTCTATGATCAACTCCAGCGCCGGGCATATAATTCAACTTAGTAGATTTAGACAACTCTATTGCATCAATAGTGGTACGTCTAACACATAGTCCAGCAAAACAAATAACATCACCTGCTTCTAAGTTTAAAGATGCAAGTATTTTAAGTTGTGATGATGGCACCGCATCAACTTTGACAAATTCAACTCGAGAACCCGGTAACGCAAATCCAATATCAATTTTAGAAACTTCAGCTAAGTTATCTTTACCCGGCGGTACAATTACAAAGAATGTCATGCCAAATTCTCCATGATCTTATCATAGTTGCGAAGTATACTTTTCTTGTTCATCAAGTGAACATCTTCGCCTTTGATTTCAACAACCATGTTCTTCCACTCTTCTGGTAGATTGCTCATCATTACCCAGTGGTTTGGTCCAAGTACGTCTACTATATCGTCGCGCTGATCTTGGTAGCGCATAAAGTTAGGAATCTGGCCAATAAAGCCACCATCATGCCAGCCATCGCACATGTGAGCGGCAATACTAGCCGAGTAGTCTGTGCGATACAATGTACCAGGAAATTTATATAGGAAGCGATAATACTCCCAGTTCTTTTTAACTGCTGACCAAACATTAAAGAAGTGTTCAGCTTCTTCGCTCTTGCGCCAGTATACCACAGTTGACCACCACATGCGAATGCCAGCATAGTGTAGCCAACGTTCTGTTGTGAATGGTTCTTCGCATCTTAGGTTGCGAGCATCCCTAAACATAGCAACATCGTGTTGGCCACCAAACAGCTTTGATAGGTTGTCGTTGCCGCACAAGTAATCTGTGTCAATTAGAATAGTTTCATCAAACGGGCTTAGATTGTAAATGTCGTGTTTGTTTGTATTTGTAAATTGTGCGTTGAAGCTGTGATATGCGCCATCGTGATGTAAACGCATATTACGTTCGTATTCTGGATTTGTTAAAACAATATCATCAAATGCCGCGGCCATCATTGGTGAGCCGTGTGTATTTTTACAATGCTCTAAACTTTGTTGATTTGTTACCAAAACAACTGGGTAGTCTGGCATGTGTTTTTTTACAGCGTATGCCGCTACCAATGCTAGCTGAGTATAATCTAATTGTTCGTTGTTGTAAGCGAACATCATAAAGCCTCGGGTACTCATTTTAGAGTCCTACAATTTTAGCTGTGCTTCTTGCTGACTTTAGTCGTTTTTGTTCTTCTTGTTTTAGTTGCATAGCAGAATCGTATGCATCTAATAGTGCTTTTAAAAAAGCATTACCATCTTCGATGGTGATAACATTGGTACTGTTATCTTCAATTAAGATTTGCTCATTACGGATTACTCGTAATGAAACAAAGTTAATAAGTGTTTGTGATGCTTTAAAAAGAGCACCATTGTAGGATACTAATAAGGCTGCTTCAACCCTAGCCTCAATGTTTTGACGCTGTACCTGTAGGGTGAGCCTGTAATTAGCAAAGGCTAGAGCCTCATTTAGTTTTTTATCGTCCATTCATTGGTCCCAGAATTATTATATGCGCTGTTATTTACCAACGCATACAATTCACTTTAACCAATTAGATAACAATGTACCAGGGAACAATTTGGGCTACAGTTGGAGTTGGAAGTGCAAGTGTTACACCGTTTTCCGTAACTGTATTTGGATGGCTCATTGTAACAGTCATATTCACAACGCCATTAACTACACAGCCAAGTCCTAAATGGTCTAACAAAGTACGTAGGACCAATTTGTTACCATCAATATAGCCATATAGTTTTAAACGGCTAGATGCGTAGCCACCATAACCTCCGTAGCCACCACCGCCATAACCTCCGTAGCCACCATAACCTCCATATCCTCCATAGCCACCGTAGCCGCCATAGCCTCCTGGGCTACAGTTATAACCACCATAGCCACCGTAGCCGCCATAGCCACCGTAGCCGCCATAGCCACCGTAGCCGCCATAGCCACCGTAGCCGCCATATCCGCCGCCTCCGCCTGCTGGGCTAGTGTATAGCAACTCGTCAACTGCTGTTAGTTCAGCAAAGCCGCGGCCTTGGGTAATACCACGATTGTTCAAGCTCACAGTATCTGCTACATTTAGTTTTAGTGTACCCATATCAATAAAGATATTGCGCCAGATGTTATAGCCAGCACCCGAGCCACCACTTGTGCTAAAAGATAAGCGAATGTCTCCGCCAGCATTAAAGAAGTGTCTAGCACTTTCATAACCGCCAAAATCTAATTCAATAGAATTGCTTAGTACAGTATACCATGACTCAATATCTTCGCTGTTATAGCTACTGGCTAATGTTGAAATTGTTGTTAATGCAGGATCAACTTTGTTGCGATCATTTCTTGCGCCTTCAAGCAAACCTGTTGCTGTATTAAAAAATTCAGCTGTAATCTTATCTCCTTGAGAAACAATAACTAATTCCTGATCTGAGCTATTTGTTCTTAAAGTACTAATGTTGATGCGATTAACAAGTTCGTTTGTATATGCTGAAGTAACAATTTCGCCGCGTTCTACAGTTTGTACGTGTTCGCCGCCCCAACCCCAACGAATGTCATCTTGGATTTGTGAGTCATCACTTGGGCCTTCGCCTGCGTGAGTGTCGCCAAATAGCTCATTCACGTTGTCTTTTAAAGTGTTAAAGTATCTAGCAGTAATTAGATCTGAACGACGAGTTCTCTCTAAAGGTTCAGGTGCGACATATCCACAGTCTGTGCTATTTCTTTCAAGTACTGCTGTGTACTCTGGACCTTCGGTGCCGCCAGAATAATAAGCTATTTTGTCAAAGCCAACACAAGCTGTTCTTAATAGTGTGCCAGCAGGCTCAGGTGGTACATATCCACATTCTGTTCTTTTGTGTGTATCTACGTAATAGGTGCCGCCATTACCGTCAGCCTTGACAATACGGTAGGTATATGTATTTGGGACACAGCCTTCGCTGATAATTGTACCGCGTGGAGTTGCCATTGGATTAACGAGCTCCGACTGTGGCTTCTACCTTGCCAACCCCACTACCTGTAAAGTTTCCTAAGCTACGACCAACAATGCTCCATGCTGGTTCGTCTCCAGTTGCGGCTTTAGCAACCCCTGGAATATCGCTTGATACCAAGCGATCGCCACGCTTAACTGCACCAACTACTTTAACAGGAATACGACCTGCCACAGCAATTGGAAGTGCGTTCTTATCTTTTTTACGTTTTGCGTTCATTAAGTACGCAGGTCTAGTAGATACAATACCAAAAACGTTTGTATCTGCTGTTAATGTTGTTTGTGTTACTTCTTCATCCCCACCAAGTGATACTAATGTGCCTGGCTCATAGCTGGCATCGCCTACATAAATCTCAGCAACGTCAGCAAACTCAGCTTCAACTGCAACACCACGGATCTTGAAGTCGCTACTTGAGTTCAAGTTTAAGCCTTTACCAATTGTGCCTGTTTGATTGTAGTCGCCTGAAC